AGTTGTTCCCGTCGGTCATGTCCAGTTCCCAGCCGTGGCAATCCTCGGGCACATTGGCCGTAAGTTCTCGCGAAAAGGCCGGGGCTATCGTGCCGTTAGCTGCACTGATTACCGAAACATTGCCTGTAAACACCTGCCCGTTTACAAGCAAATTGGCTTCAAACTGGTATCCCGTGATATTTACGGGAACATTGGTTGTGATGTTGTTAGCCGTAACGGGCGTCGTGATTTGAAACGCCAGCGTGACGTTATTACCGGGATAGAACTCGATGGGATAAACAGCGGCGGTTTGTTTCCACTTACTCATTTTCGCCGCCCTCTTCGGTCATTTCTTCCGGCTCTTCCTCTGTCGGCCCTTCCGTGCCCGCTTCCGTTTCCGTTTCCGTTGGCTCTTCCGGCATAACTTCCGGCTGCAAGGTAGCACCCGTAAGCGGGTCAGTCTGAGGCGCGATTTGAGCCAGGTAAGCAGCTTGTCGCGCCTTTTGCTCAAAGTGCTCTAGCGCCTCTTCTTCCGTTGCCCCGGTCATCTGCATAAAGACCTGGACCGGGCCTGAAATATCGTTTACCAGCTCAAATTGCAAATGCTGGTCAAAGTCTGGCCCTGGCCGATTCTTTGTTAAGGGCGGCCAATCAATCGAAAGCTCAAAATCATTAATGGCTTGCGTAATCGCCGGCACATTGCCCAGCCAGGCATTGACCGTCATTAGCGTTACCAAGGCCAAATCGCGTTCGGTTTCCTCAAGTAGTTCCTGCCTTGCTTCGCATTCTTCGATGATTGGAAGTTGCTCGGAAATGATCGCAACCCCGCTGGTTGCCGCGTTGCTCTTGTTTCGCCAGGCTTCAGCTGGAACCCCGTGCATTTCGCCTTCAAGGTCAAGATATGTATCGAGTTCTTCCCGGTCGGCTGCAAGGTAGCTCAAATCGGCTACAGTGGCTTCAATCGATGGCCCCTCAATTCCATCACCGATGATGTCATGAAGGCCAGGTAGCTTCACCACGTCGCCGGCAACGTACCGATCCGGTATCTTGAACGTGTCGGCAATGTTTCGGCCAAAAAGGATCGGCCGCGTCCAGAGTGTGTCGTCGGCAATCTTGGTTAATCTGGCGTTCGCATGGTCATTAATGCGCATCAGTTCCGGGCCTGGTGCCCAGCCCCAAAACTCTTTGGTAGGTGCTTCCCACCAGAGAAACGCAAACGGAACCAAGCCCAGAAAGTTATCTTCGACCGAAACCGGCTCAAATGTCCGCGTGCCGCGTGTGTTGGTCGATCCGTCCCATTTCTTTGTTCGGTAAACCGCGAAAGTTTCCGGTGTCCAGAGCCGGCAGCGTGTCTGATTGTCGTATCGGTCAATCGTTGCCACTGCCCAGGGCGTTAGCGGCTCATCAGGGCTACACCAGACACAAAACTCATCAGGTGCCCACAAGCGAAAATTAACGGCCGGCCTGGCAAGTGATAGCGTTGCCTGCGATTGTTCCTGGTTTACCTGCCCGTCTGAACTCATGCCAGGCTGATTTAATTCAACCTGAATTGCACTCACCCCGCCCAAGGCTGCAAATTTCAAGGCCGCTTTCAGCTTCGGATTGATCCGCCCCTTGTTGTAAAGCATTTCCAGATAGCCGGTTGCGTCTGGATTATCTTTGATCTTGCGGACCGGGTTGCTCATGTAATGCCGACGAATCTTGGCATTAATGATCGACCGGACAAACGGAATGGACCGCCTTACCAAATCTTCGTTATGCACGCCCAGGCGGTGCGGGTAATCTTCCTGATAGGGCTGGAAATTGCCCTCGTAGAAGTCTCTCACCGTACGCGCACGGTCAAGGCGCGGTTGTTCGTTTTTTAGCCCTTCACGGATTTCCTTGTCAATTGCCGCAAAATTAGCCGGCGTCGCTGACGTGGTGAAAACCGAGAGATTTCCCAAAATCCCGAGATTCATACGTCCACCATCACAAACGACATGATGAGAGCATCGGCCAGGTCAGGGCTTCGCCCGATTCGGCTTCTGATCTTTTCTTTTTCGGTCAGTTTCAACTTGTCTTTCCCTGTGATTTCGTAGGTAAACGCCTGCAATTCCCCGCGCATCTCGCTCGCCAGGTGCTGAGGGATCACAAACGGAATTGGTTGCGTGTTTTGGTCTAGCCGCTGCCTCAGTCGCCAGGCGGCCGCTGTCTTGAGATTTTCGAACCGCTTCTCGAATCCTTTTGCGGCCGATCCGCCCTGAAAACCGGTGGCGCCATGCAAGCCGGCAAGTTCCAGGTATTTTTTGAATCCCTCGCCTAATCCTGAGTGGTCATATACCACCCTGGCCGGCCGAATTTTGAAGCGGTCAAACTGCGTTTTTGCCCGTGCCGCCGTCTCTTCCATGCTCCATTGGTTCGACCATTCCATGTGCAAAACTTGCCGCTGGTCACGAACCAATATGACAGACCTGTCACCACCGCGGCCGGCTGCCAGGTCGATTGTTAAAGCCGGGTCTGATCGGTATTCACCGTCAACCTTGCTGAAAACGGCCCGGTCAATCCAATCACGCGGGTAAAGCCCCTCTGCGCTGTCTGGAAACTCTGCCAGAACGTGCGATTGCCACCAAATTGAATCTTCGCCATAGTCCCGGCGCCGATCATCCAGCCAATCAAGCCCGACAAAGCCTTCAGGGCTTCGCCTCTGCCCTGCTTTGATCGCTGGTGACTCCGTTGAAGGTATCTTGATCAATACCGTTGCCGGGTCGGGTTCGATCAGTTGCCGTTGGCACATCTCATAAAACGGGCCGTCAGGTCGTATCGGGTTGCCCAGGTAGATTCTTTTTTCCGGGTCCCAAGAGTTAATCGCGGCCTGCTTATCGGCTGTAAGAGCGCTTGACTCATCGACGAGCGCCAGCAATTTTTCACCGTGATAACCCGATGCCGCTTCGATGTTGTCTGGATTGATGCCCGTGCAGAACCAGTCTTTTCCAAGCTCCAACGTGGGCGGTTTTTGCAGATCGCGGGCCTGCCCGTTAAGTTCGGAACCGTAGTAAGCCCCGAAAATATTGGCCCACAAGATACGGATGAGCTGGTCAAATGTCGGCCCAGTCGTGACTACTTTTGAGCCCTGGAACGAAAACAAGTACCAAAGCGCAATGCCCGCCCCTAAAAACGACTTGCCGACACCGTTACCCGCTGGAACCAGAATCGTTCTGATTTTCGGGTCCGCCGCTGCCTTGCAAATCTCGATTTGTTTCGTCCAATACGGTTTCCGCTTCAGAATCTCCGCATTGAACCGCGTTGGACTGGTCCGGTAACTCGAGTAGTCTTTCCGGGTCTTGGCTTGCTTTAACGCTTCGTATTCGGCCGCTTGCTTTCTGAGGTAAGCTGCGTAGTTGGTGTTCAGAATCTAGCGTCCCCAGCCCGATTAACTCAAATGTTTGCCGCAAAATAGCAACGTGTTTTTGCAGCTCGCCGGCTTCAAGCCCTGCCAGGTTGCGGTTTTGAATTGCTTCAAGGTGCCTTATCGCTTCTTCGAGAACGATTTCCCGGCCCTTGATCCGCTTCTTGGCTAAAACGGCTTGCTCTCGGTGCAGCCGTTGCCGTATCGCTTCGTCTTTTTTCTCTTGCTTGAAATGGTCGTAGGCTAGCGCCCGAGCCTTCCAGTTGTTGTTTTTACTAATTATTCCAGCATTTGTATTACTTGCTGGGACTGGTGATTTTTCGGAATAGGCAGCAACGGCCTTGCGTATGCTTCGATTACCTTTTAGACCCAGATACGCTTCAAAGAGCTTGAAAGCGTATTCTGATTCGTTATCTTGCCGGTGCCAGGGTCGCTTTACTGGCATTACTTCCGGCCCTTGAGGCTCTCAATAGCGGCCCTGCCTGGATCGGCCCCGCGTCGTCCACTTCCCGGCCTTCTCACGCTTGCCCGCTGTAAGCGTTGGGCGTTGGCCCTTGCCTGAATTGCCAGGCTGGTAAACAGCCGCGTTTTTGCCACGTTGGCATTAAGTGTTTTCAGCGCCACCGTAATCAATCGTTCCAGTGGCATTGATGCCCGTGTACAAGCAATGCACAGGGCAAATTGGCTTTTTTGAGTTGCCAGCTTGCGGCCATTGTCGCAGATTTTACAGGGCTGGTAAGGTGCCGGCTCTTTCCAGCCTTCCGCGCTTTCCATCCCCACCAGCGTGAGTCCATGCCCCTTGATGGCATTGGCCAGAGATTTATCTGCGATGGTTTCCGCTTGCTCTTCGGTAATCGGTATTTCTGAAGACAATAAAGCTAGCTTATCTTGACAATAATAAGCCGAAAAATTTTTGTCAATAGCGTCCTGCAACTCGATTGGTGATAAGTAAATTGTCTTCATCGCTGCTCCTTCAGGTTGTGCGTCTGTTTTCCTGCATTTCCTTGATTTCGGTCTCAAGCTGATGAATTTTGTCTTTCAGGTAGATTTCAACGTGGTCACGTCTGATCTTTTCTTTGCGGCTTGCTTCCAGCATTGCCGCCGTTGCCACCTGAAAAGCCTTTTCCGCGTCCCTGGCCTGTTCTATTTCTGCATCCTTTGCGCGGTTATAACTGATAATCGCTTTGCATTTTGGGCAACTGGCAAAGCTCTTGCCTGCCACTGTTTTTCGTTGATTCATGCTTGTTTCCCCTTCCAATCCTTCACCGACCAAAATCTCTTCTGATCTGAACTTGTCTTTCTCGATAAACTCCAGCCTTGCAATTTCCCGCTCAACGTACCATTTCGCCTTCCGCAAGTCCTCGATCACATCGCCCTTTTCGCCCGCCCGCCAAAGGTATTTAATCGCATTCCCACGGCAGAAATTCAGATGTTCGGTGATCTGGATGCATTCTATGCCGCTGGGATGGCTCTTGTAATGATTGGGGTTGATAGGGTCGCTCATTCAGCCTGCCCCTTCCAGTGTTCCACCGCATATTTTTCAGGATGACGAAAAGATTTTAGGAAGGTAGTTGCATTTTCATTTGAGAATAGACCAAACGTGTTGACGCCATTATGTTGAATCGCATACACCGGCGGACTGACAATGCCGGCCTCAATTAAGGCGTTGGCAAACTTATCAACCGGGATTGCCTGATAATCATTTAGGAACCGCCCGAAATCGGCATCCATTAATTCGGCGAATCGTTCGGCCTGTTGTTGCGTAATATCTTCAGGCTTGATCATTTTGCAAGGCTCCTGTACTGTTCCGCCTCAAGCTGTTTTCGCTCAATGAAACTTGCCCAAATACCAGCCGTTGTGCCGTCAGCATCGGCGGGCTTATCAAGCCCTTCAGCGATCAAATCTCTTTCGCTGAAAATGCCTAAAAAATCCTGCTGCTCCCCTCGAAACATGCGTAAGACACCTTCGGCACGCTGAATATCTTTTTCGATTGACTCGGCTTTCAGCTTTGCGATCTCTGCCACCAGTGCCAGCACAACGGCAGGATTGGCGGCAGCGATGTGGTTTGCCTCTTTTGGCCACCACACTTCTGCAAGATGTGGCCCTTCACCATCGTTCGCATCTACGATAAAAATACCGTCGCTTGACTCATAGACTTCCCACTGCTTACCCCCTGCCGCCTCCGCCTTCTGTCGCCACTCTGCAAGCAGGGCGGGTGTGATTTCAATGCTCATTGTTTGTCACCTTTATAAGGCACAAAATCATAGATATGGTAAGAATCAGTATTTTTTAGAAATTCAGTTTCCTTCTTTGTGTACAGCATTGGCTCAGTGGGGGTGTTGTATCTCGAAGCAAAATACATGTCTTTCTTATGCGTGGCGTAATACACAATTGGCCTATTAGCGAGCTCTTCGTTAAGCCGTTCGATTTCGGCGTTAAGGTGTCGAATGTAGCAAATCATTTGGAAAACATTGTTGGAAACTTGGGGCATTTCCATTTCATAAGCTGCAATTATTTGTTTCGCGACTTTCCACGGATCAGCCTCAACCGCCGCCCGCGCCACAAGGGCGGCAAGCTCGTCTTCTAACGAACCCAAGGCAGAATCAAGATAGCATTCAGCAGAATGCATTTTGTGCCGTTTGAACGCCTCAAGACCTTGCCTAAGCGTCTCAATATCATCCCGCAATTGCTGAATCTGCTCTTGCACGATCATTTCGCATTTCCTTTCTCTTTTTCGAGGGCATCTACTACCCTTTTGTAAAGTGACTCCAAGTCATCTCGTGAACCCTTTGTCCAGTAATATTCAAACTCATCGAGGAATTTTAAATAGTCTTTTTCAACATCCTGTAATTTTGAAACTACAGAATTCAGGAGTTCAATCGCTGTTTCTAATCTTGCCTCTTTTGCTGTTTTGGCAAAAGTTAGCTGGCTATACTCAAGGTATAGCCGGTCTAAGGTCTCAGTGCAACGATCGCTCATCTTGCTTGATCTCCTCTATTTCTCAAAATCACCTGTTCCACGTCGGGCATAAGGTTTTTGCGTCGCAAATAATCCTCTGCCTTTCCGGGCAAATCATGATTAGAATTATGCGTTTTCAGGGCGTGTGATAGTCGTAAAATTAGCATTACAAGATCTGGTAATCTTGGGTCAGGATTTTGACTATCTTCAATCGCCTCCGCCTTCTGTCGCCACTCTGCAAGCAGGGCGGGTGTGATTTCAACGCTCATGTTTTACTCCCCCCAGACTGGAACGACCTTTTTGTCGATGCTATCGCCGATAGATTCCAAAGCATCTTGTTTTGAAAAATACACGCGATATTTCGTGCTGCCCATGATCCCTCTGGATCTTGCCTCATAATCAGGCTCTCCGGCGGCAATCACTGCCCAGAGTGGCTTGTGTGTTGGCTCAGGCTCCTCTGGCGGGTTGCCCTGAATCAAATTGGTAATCTGATGGGCCAGTGAGTCCAGCTTGGCATTGAGCTGGTCGTTGATCAACTGGATAGCTTCGTCAGAGATAAGGCCGGGAATATCTTGATGAACATGCCGCAGGCCGGTAGCTATGGCCTGAATACGTTTGTACTGCTCAATTAACTCTTTCATATTTCCATCTTTCTTGAAATATCGGGCGTCCGTGCCCTCTTGCGGTATCGCGCAATCCTTTCCCGCTGCCTGCGGCAAAGGAAAACCACTGACTTTCACGCCTGAAATTTTGTCAATCTTGCCGTTGTATCAATTCCCTGCTGTTTCAGCCCTGCCAGTACCGTTTGCCGGAATTGCTCGCTTTTTGCAAGTGCCGACGATTCTTCGTAATTGAGCCGGATAGGCCCCTGGGCGGACCGGTCAATAATTTCATCGATTATCCGTCGTTGTTCACGTATTATCTGGCAGGATTGCAGCAGTGTTGTCTGTTCGTTCATCTGTCTACCCCCAGCCCATGCCTGGCTAATTCTTCTTTCGCTTTTTGTTCCATTTCTTCAATTGTCGAAGGCCAGTTGGCCCCCAGTTTTTCCTTTACGTGGCCTATACAAGCGATGTCTTCAGGGCTCAACTGATTGCCCTTAGAAGTCTTCTCTTCAATCGCCATGACCATTTCAACCACGTCAAGCGAATCAAGCGAATCTGCATTGGTTGCGTACTCCGCAAAAGTGCCTGAAAAAAACAAGGTATTGTCCCGCATCACACCCCCCAAACCTTGATAAATACGCCATTTTCCGAATTGTAAACTTTTGACGACTCACGACTCACTACCTGGCAATCGTCCTTCCAGACAATGCCCGTTAAAGCATCTTCCGCACACCGGATCAGCTTCGTTAAATCAGGCTTGATTGTGTGTTCAAGTGGCGCTGTCGGCTTGAGCTTGTCTGCATTCTTCCCGATGCCAAAATGGCTTTTTGGCCTGGTGAAAGAAAACTCTATCGCCATCATTACCGGCCCGGTAATCATTTCGGCCCCGGCGTCTGCCATTGCCTTTTGAGCGTGCATCGCGACAAGGGCTTGCCAACTGCCCTTGTTTTTGGCCGTATCCATCACAATGATTTTGCCGGTTTTCGGGTGGGCAAATGCTTTTTTGCTGCCCGATGGGCTTGGTATTCCAGCCACAAAAAACTCTATTTTCATTCCCGCCCCCTGATTTCACGAATAAACTTGCGGATCATTTTTGCCGGCTCTCGATCGGCTACAGAAACTGACATTGCCTCACGGATCAGCGTCAGTTCCTTCATGCTCAATTTTGAGTATCTGGTTTCTTTTCCGTTCGCATAATGCACGGTTGCCGTTACTTGCGTTCGTTCGGCGTTGAACTTGTTCGGCTCATATTCGACCGTTTCCGTCACGATCCCGATGGTGCCGGTGTTGTCTCTCACAATGTCGCCTGGATAAAAATGGATCATTCCAGATACCCCCTTTCGTCCCCGTTGTAGTAAGCCTGAAGGCTCAAACGCTGCTCGTTTTGCTCTGGCCTGATTTTGGCTTGTTTCCTCCCATCACCTGAAAGCAGGTGCCTCCACAGTTCGCCGAAAGTGGGCTTCAGCGGCAGCCCTCGATCTCTCATCCAGTCGCAGGCTTCCCGGTATTCCTGCTGCTCCTCAGCTCGAAGATGATCAGCTATTTCTGAATTGATCATGATCAGACCTGAGTAACGATTTTTGCCGACTTCGCAGGTGCAGGCATAAGCCCGTTTTGATCGCCTGGTTTCGCCATCTTTATGCCGAACGACAGGCACCATCACCACGCCAAGATTGTTGCATAGGCGGCATTTGTGACCTTGTGATACTTCGTATCGCTCTTCAGCTACCCTGTTTATGTCTGTCGGGTTTCTTTCTAAAAAGCCTGCAAATAGTTCAAACAGCTTGCCTATGCCGCCTTTGTTTTCCACAAATGCAAATTCATACGCGACCTTTTCGGCAAGTCGCCTGTTCTGTGCCAAGCCCTTTTCGAGCATTAGCTTGATCCAATAGGGTATCTGTGCCTCTTTTAATTGTTTGTATTGCGGCCCGATATAACCACGCTGGTTATAAATGGCGTGAATATATCCGCCTACCCATTCTTCAAGTTCAATTCCTATCTCGTCCATTTTTTACCCTTAATCAAGTTTGTGATGAACTCTGCATCTTCCTGTTCTTTCTGCTTCATGGACTCGTAAGTCTCACGCGGCCTGTGATAGCCGTTTGTTTCGCTTGCAACCTTTTCCGGCTGCTTTTCCGGAAGATTGTTAAATACAGTCCAGGCATATCTGGCATTACATTTTTTGCCTGTTTGCTGGCAGATCGAGAGCGTTTCCGCAATTCGCCAATCATCCATGCTAATTTCATGGAATTGGACACTGCCCAACCAGACTTCAAGATGCAAAGCGGTTGCCATGCGTAACAGCTTTGGCGGAATTTGGTTTTCAGGAGTGACGAGATTTTCTAACGAACTGTTTTTTTGTTCTTCATTTTTTTGTTCGTTTGTTTCGTCACAAAAAGAAATAGTTCTATTAATAGTTCTATTATATTGTTCACCTATATAGGGGGGTGCAGGGGGGATTGTCGTTTTTTGCGCTTGTTCCGGTCGTTTTTTGCGCTCGTTTCCTTCACTTTTTGCGCTTGTTTCGTCGCTTCTAGCGCAATCGGTTGCGCTTGTTCCGGTCGTTTTTTGCGCTCGTCCCGTGTCATTACTAGCGCAATCAGTTGCGCTTGTTTGCTCAATAAGTTGATAGCGATATCGACCACGACCCTCGTTAAACGATTGCAATAAACCAGCCGATTTTAATTCGCTGATTGCAAAATCAGTTGATCGTTTCGACCGGTTTGTCTGCTCTGATATTTTGACGAGTGAAGGCCAGCATTCGCCGTCTTTATTCGCATGAACCAATAGATAGGCATAGACCCGAAAAGCATTATCGCTTAACGATGATGTAATCAGGCTGTAATCTATTAAGGTTCTACGCATTGTTAATTTGATTCTTTGGCCTGTTTTTCCAGATTCTGCTGTTTTGCCAGGTAAACTTCCAGCCGATCAACTGGAATGTCATTTGGCGCAGTAATGCCTAGCCTTACTAAATCGCCCCTGATTTCTACAACCGTAATCTGTACGACATCAGCAACAATTACGGTCTCTTTTAATTTCCTCGCTAATACCAGCATCGTTTTACCTCCGTGTTGTTTAGCCTGGTGAAATGCCGGGCGACAACGAGCCGCCCGGCGCCTCAAGAAACACCTCTTTGTCGATCCATGTGACTGAATAGACTCAGAGCCCGGCCAGGTGAGTTGTAGTACCAAGCCGGAACACAGGGGGCGAGATCGAACTCGCCGGCTCTCGGCTGGAAATCCCCGAGAGCCCCGCCTGGCCCCGTAAACGTGCTTCAGCATCGAGAGCGTTGTTTCCCAGTTGTCATTACTCTTGGCAATCTCATTAATTTTCTGGCGGTAGGTTGTTGCCTTACCGCTGACAAGTGTTTCATTCGCCATCGTTTCGTAAATGGTATTAATCACCGCCCCAGGGTGCCCGTATTGAGCCAATCCCCGGCGTGCGTATTCATCCGCTGCTTTCGCGGCCCAGGTATCAATCTTGGCGACGATTTCACCAAACGATTGAGCCTGAGACTGCATTTCTACCGGCTGCTGATTTTCAGCCGGCTTTGATAGGTCTGGCTCTTCCCAAGGCGTTTCTACGGCCTCTGGTATTGCCTCTGTCGCGGGCTTGGCTGGCGTTGCCTGTACTTTTGGCTTGCCGTTCTTCGCGGGCTCTGGCGCGGGTTCTGACAGTGTTTCCGTCAATGGTTCGACATTAACGTCAATAATTTCGCCTTCAATGATTTCATCAGGCGTGTAAACCGGCCCCATGAAGATATCAGGTGTGTAAGCCCGGGCACCTTGTGTGATAGCCCTGGCAAATACCATTGATTTCGGGTATTTCTCCCAATTCGATGAAGCCTTTACCAATTGAGCCCGCTTGGCATCTTCAATCGTATAGATTGAAGTCCCTAAAAGCTGATTACCCTGGTAAAACGAAATTTTGCAGCCAGTGGCGCTCCATTCGTTCACACGGTAATCATAACGGTTTGACTGTTTGATGAGGCTGGAAACAAGCCCGGCTGATAGGCTTGGCCGGCCCTGAATCACTGACACGCCCATCATAGCTTGGAACGTCGATAGTCCCAGCTCTTTACCCAGCAAAATCTTGACGGCCGCCTCTTCGACACTTCGGACGCCAAAATACTGACTCTTAAGCGCAATCGCTGCGTATGTCATGATTTCGTCAAGTGTCGCCGGTTCAATCACATTCCGGCGCGGTAAATCATCTGACGGCTGTATCGTCGCTAATTTCGTATTATTATTCGCCATTGCTAAAACCCTTCCCAATTCGTGGTGTTCTGTAGCTCGCGCCCGTCTTTTGATAGGCTGCAAATAGTTCTGGATGATCTGCCTTGAAACGCTCTTGATCGAACGACTTGCGGCCCGCTGTTGTTTTCAGCGTGAAAGCCGGCTTGCCATCAATCAGGCCGATTTCTGCATCGTCGAGAGCTGCCCGAAAACGGTTTGTCATTTCCGTTTCACGGTTTTCCAGCTCTTTGATTTGTGCCTTGATTTCAACCAACTGCCTTAAATCGTCGGCCAGGTTGTCGATATTGATTTCTTTGCCAGGTGTGGCCTGGATTGCTTTGAGCAGGTCGGTTGTGCCTGATCGATAATCGACTGGTGGCAATTCCTTCCCACGCACAAACCGCATCCAAAACTCAATCACTTGATCCAATGCACCTTAAAATAAATCAGGTGAAAAAGGTATCTGGAAAATTTCAACCTTACGGGCCCGACTGCCCAAAAACAAAACGGCAAGATCGGCCTGGTGGATACCCGAAATGCCCATTTGCCATTGCACTTGAGCTTTGTAACGCTCGGGAACGTCTTCCCACTTGTAATCGGCCGTTGTTTTGGCCTCGACAATCTTCACGGGATTGCCGTTATCAAAAACAAGGCCGTCAACAGTGGCCCCGCAAAAATCCCAGTCAGGGTGACGATAAAAGACTTGAGTCCGGCCGATCTTAGCGGCCTGGTCGTCCTGATAACGCCTCAGAACGTAGTTTTCCAGATACAGGCCCAGCTCCATCGCTTCATTTGATTCGGTGGGTGGTGTCAGGCCCTTCTTTCTCATGGCAATTTCAAAAGGGCTGGAAAAGGCCCCATCGACGCCCAAAATGCCGGCCGTATCGGCTGACCCGCAATAGGTGTTGCGGTCAATCGCGGCGGCCATCGCCGGCCCTGTGATTGGCTGGATAACGCTCAAAATCGGCCTCCTTGCTCTGCTAAATGTTTTGCTGTAAGATGCACGTGTGACTCCTCCAGTGGTAAGGTTGGCCCTCGGTTCACGCCGGGGGTTTTTTATGCCGATTCACGCTGAATTGGCTTGAATTTCTGAATTGTGATTTTCAGAAGCTTTTTTTCGTGACAGCCTATTGATTTCTTTTGAAATAGCTTTTTCGGCGACTTCGCGAATCTTTTTGCCGTCGATAGCACACTGAATCACCAAGCTCCGGTGCAGTTGTTCATCGATGCAAATAGTCTTGAGCCCCATCTTTCCTCCACATCTTTGAATGATCATCGAGTTTATAGAACTCGAACTGTTAATCAGAATATAGAGTCGATGTTTATGTAAGTCAATAGGAAAATTACTTTCATGTAAAAATGTAAAGATACAGTTGATTAACTTAGCAACTGGTTTAGAATTGAATACTGAAGGGAGGTGTATATGTCTAGTGGCTTATCGAGTCTTAAGCACATGACAATACCCTTGACCGCTTTTCTTAACCGTGGGATTGAGTTTGCAAAGGTGCGAGCTCAAGAAAAGGGGTTACGGGTATCGGATAGACAGAGGATAGGACGTGACGGCTGCGTTCAGGCTATTCTTGCTCAATTTCTGACATTGCCAGAAGAAGAGCAAGACGCCTGGGTTGAAAGTGGCGTCAAGGTTCTGATTGATAAAAAATGACTGGCTAAGTTTTCAGTTCTGAAAGCACCCTGAGAGCGAAATGAGCCTAAAAAACCTGACCAACATGTTTTCTCCGGAGCAAAAGGTCACACGTTCAAATCGTGTCGGGTGTATATTGTCTAATGCCATAAATGACGTGGCTTTACGATTAAGGATGATTTGTTTAACGCTGACCGGGTTTTTCGTTCGTGGAACTAACAACTACCGTAATTGTTGATATGGCAAGGCCCATAAACCTAGCACCCAGTTATATTTGCGGTAAAAAGGGCAGGGCCAGAATATATTGGCGCGGTCATCAGATGGATTTGCCAGGCAAAAAAGACTCACCTGAATCACTTCAAGCCTTTCACCAGATCGCTTCGATCATTGCCGTTACAGGTAAATTTCCGGGTACTGAAAACGAAACGAAAAAACCAACTGTCAGGGACCTATCAGATCGATATTTGAAATACTGCCAAAATTATTACACGGGTAGCAGAGAAGCCGTATATATCGAATATGCCATTAAAGAGCTTTGTGCCTTGTGGAGCGATTTACAAGCCGATGAATTTACTCCACTTCATTTAAGAGCCGTCAGAACAGCATTAATCAATCGTGGGCAGGTTCGCCGTACCGTCAACAAAAGATCGCAACAGATTGTCGCCTGTTTTGCTTGGGGAGTTGTTGAGGGCTTGATTGATCCGTCTGTATGGTATCGCCTGAAGGCCATCAGGCCGATCCCTAAAGGCCGAGAGGGGGCGAAAGACAATCCCGAAAAAAGGCCGGTTCCTGATTCGGTTTTCAAGCGAACGATTGAAGTAATGAAGCCTCACCTAGTGCGCTCACTCTGGGTTCAATACCATACGGGAATGAGGTCCCAGGAGCTTTTAAAGATGAGGCCCCAAGATGTAAACATGACGGGTCCAATTTGGATATACACGATTGAAAAGCATAAGACAGTACAAAAGACTGGAATTAAATATGTGGCAATCCCGAAAGCAGCCGTTGAAATCCTACTCCAGTGTATGCCCAAACATTATTCTGATCGCTGGTTTCCCTGGTCGGTTGGCTGGCAGAGAAGGGCGGTAGAAGGGGCCTGCAAGCGGGCAGGCGTGGCGCATTGGCACCCTCACCAGCTCAGACATGGGCTGGCAACTCGAATCAGTGAAAGACTGTCAGTTGAAGCGGCCCGCGTGCTTTTAGGTCATACAGACGTGAGAACGACCAAGAATTATGCGGCCGTTTCACCTGAGCAGCTTTTGGAGCTTGCAGAAAAGGCTTATTTGTGATTTATCAAAAATATTTTTATTTTTTATCTTGATTTCGTATTACGATGTCGATATATTAATGGTGTAGGGCAGAGAAAACAAACAACGAACAAGGGGCAGACAGATGAGAATTAGCATACCAGTAAAAGACATTATTCTGACATCAATCAAATTTCACGGCACCGAAGGCACAAGGAAAAGAGCTGGTGAAATCGCTGATGAGTGCTTTGCGAAAAAGGCTTCGGTGCTTTTCTGGGTCAGAAAAGTTGAAAAAGGCGAGATCGAAATTAACTAACCCACCACCCCGCCCCGGTGTAAGCCGGGGCAACTACTCAGCCCACGGCAGGAGGCCGCGACAATGACCGGATGGAGTCTCACACTTTCCTTTTTTGGGGCCAGCGTAACGCTGGCCAGATCACCAGAATGTCAGACGAATCAGACAAACCCAAACGAGGCCGGCCAGTCGGCACCCGCAACAAACCCGGCACCAACAAGCCGGGCCGCAAGCCCAAGCCACGCGAGCGAGAGAAGCGGGTTGCCAGCTTGGGCGAGCGGGCGCAAATCTCCGTCGCGCTATCGCAGGCCACGGCGGCCAAGCTGGCGACGATTGCTCAAGCGTGGCGCGTGACGCGGGGAGAGGTGGTAAGGCGGTTGATTGATAGGGCAGGGGATTGATGATATAAATAAATCACTCCTGACCGTGTAATACTCAATTGAGCCGGTTTCTCTTGGCGGGGACACCGGCTTAATTTTTATTGAAATACCTTTTAATCACCATCGTATTTCTAGCGTGGCTGTGCCGGCATTGTCCGTGCAAACTACTTCATTTTCGGTTCGGGGCGTTTTTTTTATTCCCACTCAAGTAATATAGTGCAAGGTGCTGAGACGGAATAACCGCCATAAAGAGATGGTTGATTTTCATAAATTGGATAATGCTGACTCGGCACAGCAGGGTAAATAGGCGCAAACGGGCAAGTAATACCCATGTAATTTGTATACGTAACCCAATAATCTGTTATTGAATACGGCACGCCGTCTATTCTTATTGTGCTGGAAAAAGATTGTGAACCAGGTGAGGTAAATTGCGGCGTTGATTCATTCAAACCAAAAGTAACTCCATCGACAAGCAAATCAAAACGATGAAATATCTCACTGGTGCCCACTTGCCATAAGTCGCCATAACCGGGTGAGTATAGGGTTCTATTGAGGGGCCTAAATATCGACCATTGTATTGGACCAGCAAGCGTAAATGTTGAATTGGCATAATTCCAATAACAATTAAACCGTATTTCGTAATCGGCCCCCGCCTGAGAACTAGACCAATTACCAATATTTATATTGCCCGGATTCGACTGTGGCCCGTATCGGGTGCCGGCAACTTGGGTCAAAGTTGGATATGGGGCAGCGTTATAAGATACTTGTGTATTAGGATAAGGATTATTTGTCCATTCTTTTTTATAATCACAAAAATACTTTGTTCCGCTTGCCATTTTGTAAACGTCAAAAGTTTGTTGGCCGGGATAGCCCATTTGTGGGAATTTTACTTGTGTTGCGAGATACGGATCAAAAATTATTTCAGTGTCATAAGTAACTGTTATCCAAACTTTAGACATTGCCCACGGGTAAGCAGTAGAAACAGCGGGGAACTGATCCGAGCTCCGTGCATACGATCCACTTGCAATAATATTAATACGCTGCTGCAATTGAGCTCTTTTCTGCTCTAATTCAAATCTCCGCGATTGCAGCCGCAAGGAACGCCGTTCAAGCTCTAATAGCCTGCTCCAATAGTCAATCATGATGATTTCAAAAGCACCGTAGGTTCACTGGCAAGCTGTAGAATCTGCATTTCCAGTTTCACGTTTTCAATTTCCATGTTTCGCACTTGCCGCTCCATTTCGGCTATGCGACGTTCCATTTCAACAATACGGGCCCATATCTCTGTCATTTCACGCCCCCTTTAAATTTCTCAATATGTGATTCATACGACAAGTCGAGAATATGAGGATGCAAATAGCCCTCAAAGCCGCGATATTGAGCCCGCTTGTTGCTTAAAGCGTATTCAGTGTGATAGAGAATCTGCCCGTTTTGGCCATGATTGAACTTCACCAGGCTACCCGTGATATCTGTCGTGTAATCAGCCAGAGGATTATTGGCGTGGCAGGGATCGACAAACGCCATGCCGACGCAAGGCCGGAAAACAGGATCGTAGCTGTACCGATAAGCGGTGCCCTCAATAACGGTGTCTTTCACGCTGTCAAGTATTTCCCGCCCCCATTGGCTCATAATGCCCTTATCGTCCTCGCTGAGCCATTGCGAGTAGTTGACATACATTGTTCGATTGATACCGTCAATCGTGCTGCTGGTGCCGTTATAGTTGGCCGTTGTGACGTTGCCAACGGTTGTATCAGTCGGAACAGTGACAGTCAGTGCCGACGTGGAAACTGGCAATAAAACGCGGATATTCGACGGCTGCCCGGTCACGTTTGCCCCGCCTGTATTCAGGCTTGTTTGATCGCCAAAAAACATTACGACGGGACGATCAAAGATGAGTGATTGCGTTGACCGATCTATCTGAAAGCCGCACATTGCATTTTGATACGGTTCGTTTCCGCTGCTGGAATACTGTATCTGGGCAATGCCCGACTCAACAAAGCTAAGAGGGGTGCCGTCGTTTTTCAGCCAGGGAATTTTCGTTGGAAATGCCGGTTGAGCATATCGGCCTATCGGCTTGCCTTCCGACGTGTTCGCAGTGATCAGATACCGCCGCCAAGTCTGTAGCCCCGGCCAATTGCGGGCAACCATCGTAAAATTATTGAAATTGGTGTTGGGCAGGGGATCGTTAAGCTGTAAATAAGCCTTACCGCTGGCCGTTAAATTGGTATTTGAGACAACTTGCCGATTCACAAGCTGCTGCCAGGTGCTATTGCTGGTGCGAGTGACATACAAAAACCCCTGATAAGCAGAACTGTTTTGGTTCCAGGCGTTATTGGCCCAGGTCAGGTTGTTTTGTGATGGATCGACATAGAGCCAATTCGGATCAGCCAAAACGGCATTGGCAGGGTCTTCAATATAGGCTGGGTCCGATGAATTCGCTTCGTTGGCTGTGCGTGGCCGCCGGCAAAGGGCTGTGCCGGTAACGGTCTGGCCTTCTGTTTTGGTCCAGACTGAGAGATTCCAGGCGGCTTTGGCGGCTGTATTATTGGCATACCAAGGCGACACGGCAAAATTCTCGACTAAATCACCGTTTTTCTTGTCGAGTAAAACCGGCTGAATATTTGGCCCGCCCCTGATTACAACACGGGAAAAGGAGTTGGAATAATCGCGCCTGAGCTGAGGGGCTGGATCATCGCCAATGGTCAAGGTTTTGGTTTCAACTCGGCTTCGCGTGTCTGAAAAACGGATGATGCCCCAGGTGTGGGGGGGAGATAGTACGTTGTCTGGGTCTGAGGGTGATTTTTCGTACTCAATCCACATCACATGATTTGGGGCGAGATTCTGCAGAACGCCTCGAATAGCGTCAAAAAGGTTATCGCCTTCAAATGTGACTGATTTTGTTGGCCTGAAGGCTGATAAATAAGCGTCGGTTGTGAGGTCGGAAACGGTGCGAGAATCAATTGACCAGGTTGTTATTCCGCCCACTGTGGAAGACGTGTACCGCCCGAGCCAATTGGCTTGCAAGCTGGCGCGGGTGTCCTCCTGCTCCAGAACAATGCGAATCATTTCACCGATTGTTTTGCCGGCATAGGTCGGGTCATAGTTGGTATCGGTAGTGCCAAGGTTAAACGTGACTGCGCCTGTACCGTCAAAGGGTGAAACAACCGGTATATCACTACCGTGATACTCCCAGCCCTGAGCCTGATAGGCGTAAATATAGCCCCGCGTTTCATCGAGTATCGGTTGACGGTCACGAATCCGGCCCGTGAAAACAATGTTGCCATTGATGGTTAAATCAATTTGCTTGTTTGTCCAGGCTGCATTGGCTGGCAAAACGGCTTCGTGTGCGAATGTCAGGCGTGATGGCGCGTTACGTTCGTAGGTTGTGAGTTCATTGATTGTGATACGGTCAGTGACAAGGCTAACGGCCTGGCCATCAATTGTCAGGCTCATGTTGCTGATTAAAGGCATTATCGGCTCATTCTCCGTGGCATAACTGGCCGCGATGGTGCCCGATTGTCACCATTGCCCATCATTTCAAGTTGTTGCCGCATCTGAATGGTGCGGGCTTCTCTGGCAAACGATTCTTGCTGTAGTCGCTGCATGACTGTTAAGGCTGCTGAAAAGCCTTCAGATATCGAATCAGTTTCCCGGCCGAGCCGCTCTGCAAGCTCTTTGAATGACTTTTCGCCGCCCGTTAACGATTGTTTTGCTGCCTCTTCAGCTTCGCCAAGCCCAAAACCTTTTTCATTCAGGGCCATTGTTAAGGCTGAAATATCTTGCTGTTCAGCGGCTGCAAGCTCTTTTCCTGTGCCAGACTGGCCAACTCGCATACGACGATTGAGGGCGGCTTGCAGGGGGTCTACTTGTTGTAAAATGGCATTGCGGATAGCGGCCTGGCCTTTGTTTTCAGCCGTTTTTTCTCTTTCAGCTTGCTTAAAATCGCCGACTGTCTTTTGCAATAGTTTCTGGGCTGCTTCGGAGGTTTTATCGTCGATCACATCACCGCCGATAATTGTCCCATCATCTAACCGCTGGCCTTGAATAGTGCCAGTATCTTTCATTTTTTTATCAAGAGCTTTAAGGCTTGCTGCGTGATCGGCCGCCGCTTTCTTTTCTGCTGCTAATTGATCGTCTCGCTTTTTGCGGTTTGCATCCAATATTTTTGATCGCTGGGCAAGCTCACGATCAAATACTTCGTCGTTCTCAGTCTCTTTAACAAAGGCCGCCATATTGGGGTCAATTGCGGTAAGATATTGAATTGCACCCCTATCGCCGTTGCGGGCTTTATTTAATAATTCATCAGCCCGCATTTGAGCAAATCGCTGTGTTTCTGGTGAACCTTCGCCAATTTGCTTTTCTACTTGAGCTTTAGCCTCATCCCTGCGAAGTTTGGCTCGATCCTCAGCGCCGCTTTTCCAAAGGTTTGTGCCGCCTTTATTGATAAACGGAACGGCCATTCCCAAAAGTGTAAAATCGCTGAAATTTCTGTTTCTCTCCATTGCGGCCAATTGCTCCGCGATGGCATCATTGCGGCCCTTTTGCAACTGATCTTTTTTCACTTTATCGGCCAAAGCCGCTTCCTGGTCAGGCGTCATGCCTTCTAAGAACTCTTTAACCGTTTTTCCCTTTTCTTCGTCGGTATTGGCTTTCTTTTCTCGCTGCTGCTTTTCAGCTTCCGCCGCCGCGTTCCGTTTATCCTGCTCTTTTTTGAGCTCTTCAAGTTCCTGCTGTGCTCTGATTAGCTCTTGTATCTTCTTTATAGAAGTGTCAACTGAAGTAAACAGACCAGGAACGGCCTTATCGGCCATCTTTTCAATTTCTTTGGTAAACTTTTCGGCCTCAAGCCGCGTTGCTCCCATGCCGGTAGCAAAATCAGTCAGTTTTTCTTTCAGCGATTCTACCGGCTTTTCACCGCTGGCAATCAAAGGCCAGAGAATATTGAGAGCCTGATTGACACCCACTACCGCAAAACCAATTGCACCCACTGCACCCGCCGCTATGCCGAACGATTGCGCAATCCTGGGTATATTATTAACAACTCCACGAAAGCCATATTGTAAGTCATCGATTAAATACGATGATTCGAGAATTGCCCTGCCATATTTGCTATTTTTTCCGAAATAAGAAAATAGCTTATCCAGCTTCTTATCTGTATCTTCAAATGAAGTATCTTTGAATAATTCCTTGAATATATTTCTGAAGGAATCAGATGATCCCATGCCATCAGGCCGTTTCCGCCCGGATAGTGTCGCGTAAACGTCCTCTACAGGCTTTTCCACGCCCTCACGGATCGACCTGGCGAATTCTTTTGTGAATTCGCTCAGATCATCCATCTTGTCATAAGTTTCATCAATGCCCGCCGCCAGGTCTTTCATAGCCTTGGTGGCGGACTTGACACTATCTACGCCCAGCGTTTCTAAAACCAGGCGTATTTTCTCTTCGTTTGTCATTTCAGCTTATGCCTTAAAATTAGGCGGCCGGATTGGTAATCGTGCAAGTTACGTCAAGATTTGTGCAATCATAGTACGGCTTGAGCGAACCATTCTGCATAAAATCACCACCAGGCGGCCGACTGGTCGAAAGCTGATTCCAGACCACGTTATAAAGGTTAAACGTCACCTTTTTAGTTGCTGCATAGGTGAATTCCAACTTGTTATTCGTGGCATATTGAGCCGACGAAAACGATGTCAGAATGCTCATCATCTTACTGGTGTAAACATGTGAATCAAGGTCCATTTGCACTGAAAGTGATGGATTCCAGCCGTAATAGGCGATTCTGTCAGCATACTGATTTGCATGGAAAATCGGGTTGGTATTATGCTGAATCTGGATGCTGGCGCTTCGCATCACGCTCTTTAAACTGGTGTTATTCAAGAGCAAATCCGTTCCGCTCCAGAGATAGACTGAAGTTGGAAAATCAGTGCATCCCGGCGCTGTGAGTGAAACGCCCGTATCAGTCCATTGGCTTCCCACAAGGTTTAATGTCATTGTCACTGGGGCCTGCGCTGCTGCATTTGAGCCGCTAAGCGTTACGCCGGTAAACTTGCAGCCCGTAAACCGCTCTGTTCGCCACGTGCCACCGTTTGAAGCATAGCTGCGAAAAACTGTGTAGCTTGGCAGGTCAGGAATACCGCTTGTGACTGTCGGCTCAAATACGGCTGTTTTCCAGAAATTCGCCTGCTCATGATAGAGCTGGGTTGTGATCGATCCGGCGACGGCATACTGTGAAGCTCCGGTATTAATATCGACCACTCCGCGCGATGGCCTGGCCCCTCGAATCGTGTAAACCTGAGGCGTTGCATCAATCGACGCATCCGACTCCGCCAATTCCAGCCAGATAATATCACTAGCAGCCGGGCTTGCTGCTGGTGTGTTGTAAACCGATTCTTTTACAATCTTGATGTACTGACGCATGTTCTCTTAGCACCTCGAAGGCTTGATTTTGATGGAAACCTGCACGATTGCCGTACCGCCCAGCGCGTTAAACGCTGGCATCGGGACGACGTTAAAACCCTGTTGAATAAACGCCGGCTCGCTCAACAAAACGGCCCGCCCGGTTGCTGCTATCGGGTCCCTCAGCCAACTAATATCACCATAAGGATCAATAGCCGATTCCAAGGCCCCGTAGAAGTTCAAAATGTCGCGATGATCCGTGCCTGGCAGCATGTAATCAAAGCCAATTTGCAAAATTGCCGAATGTGTGCTGGGTGTTGCCGTCGCGATTCCGCCAGGCTTGCAGCCTATGACCATCAGGGGCATTTTTGCTGCTGATTCAGGCGTCAACTCAAACGGTACGCCCTCAAATGTTTTGATTACCCGACTGATTACAGGATCAAACTTCACCCGCTTATCAATGGCCTCAAATGCAATCGCTCGTGGGTCAGTCGGTAGATTCAGCGCCATCAGCTTCGCTTTCTTCTCACGTATTTCGGATTATGGCCGGCTCTTGTGCGGCCAAAATACTCAGGCTGGGAGACCGTCAAAAGCCATTTGATCCAGGCGTTTAATTCTTTTGTGGCTTGCGACTTTCCCCACTGCCTGAGCCCCACAAGATTTCGCCGGGGTAAATGCTGATTTGAGCCGGCAAGCGATGTAGCGAAGATCGCGCGTGAGAACGTCGCCCCGTTGAAGTGAAAAGGCAGAAATGGAACGCCTTTGACGCTCAAAACATCATCCCAGCCGCCCTCGACTCCGATTCGATTCATCCCGGTTAAGATGTTCACCCGGTAATTGCTGATAACGCGGCTGGCCGGCCCGCGTGGTGCCAATGGTGGCCCGGTCAGTTTTTTATACGCTCGTGTTGATAGGTTATCGTCAGTTGATGGCTTGTAACCGGGGCCAGTGCCTTCCAAAGTGCCAAAAAAGAATTTTCCACCCGCTTCGTAATTGTTAAAAGCCTCGCCTTGCGCATTGAAAAATAAATCGCCTGGCGTGCCTGGTGCCGTTTGTTTCAGCGAAAGCCGGTATTTTGTCGGCTGCATGGGCGATCCATCGCCCTGTAATCCCTGCATTACCCCGCGCCAGTTGTCCTCAATCAAGACCTTTCGCCATGATTCAAGTAGCGGCCCAACATAATTTGTACATGTTTCAAGTCGAAAAAGAGCCTCGTAAGATTGCTCGAATGATCCTTCAATCTTGCCTGTGATCATTTAGCAAATTTCCAGTCTTTTATCTTGCCAGTCATCACCATCCCTGTATCTCTCAGGCCTGGTGTACCTGTAGCCGTGTTCTTTACCCGGCTCTTTGCCGTGTTACGTGTAACTTGCACACCCGCCGCCAGGAAATCTTCAACGTCCCATTGTTCGACCGGCTTCACCGGCTTGCCGGTTTTCTTGTCCGTGCCTGAATCGAAAGGTAGCTCGATACCAAGCCCTTTATCTTCCATAATCGGGCTGATTTTCTTGTTAGGCATTGTTCCGCGTCTCCAGTGGCTAAGGGCTTCACGCTTGATTTGCTGTATGCCGGCTGGCGAAATGCCAAAAACATCACGCTTTGGCAACTTGCCAACCACCCGCCCGCCTCGCCTGATACAAGCGCCGCGCCGGTGCATATCAAGTATTTTAGCCCATCCGTTTTGCCAATAGAACAAAATGCCCAGGCTGGTGATTGTATATTTCAACAATCGCCGCGTTCTCGATAGTGCCCGGTGCGGCATTAACGGCTCGCCGTCCACCCGCTTACCGGTGCGTCTGAATCTGACTTTTCGATACCTTACCGGCTTTAGCTTTCGCCCGTGCCGATCAAGCCCCTTTTGCAGCTCGCTTTGTTTCACCTTTTCGGCAATAATTCCGGCGACTTCGTAAAACCGCCGTTTTTCGCCCTCAGACGCTTCCCGCCATTCCCGGCCCTCTGGCTCAATATCTTTAACCAGAAACGTAAGCGGGTACGTTCCCGGCGGCTCTACGATGGTGCAATCGATCATGGTTGTTTATTTGATGGTTATTTGATCACGATTGTTTTTTGTCGCGTTGCCCAACCAAATAAAATCCACGGCCTTTATTGCCATAGGGTTTAAACACAATCTCCATTCCAGGTAAATCCCTGTATCCCTTGTCTAAGACACTGTTAAACATTTTGTTTTTTCTAGTAAATCCATGTCCTTTAGATACAGGATCATACGATTGTATGAATGTTTCAGCATCTTTTGATTTTCGCAATCCCCTAGATTGCAAAAGAATAGCGGCCTTTCTCTTTCTGTCCTCCGTCCCTCTCCCCGGCGCAAGCTGCCCGCCGCGCGAGAATTTAGGCGTGGCAAAGGTATCAACAAGTGTGCCGCGAATCTTATCTATCTGGCCTTCTACGTCTATTGCCTTTCTGTAATCTACTTCAGACAGAACAGCTCCCTTTTTCTGCAACTCAGCATACTTAGCCTGGCTAATTTCTCCTCGCTCAACAGATTTCTTAAATTGTTCTGTAATAGCTTTATTTAACAGAAGCCCTTCATTTTTCCGTTTAATCGTATCGATTTCAGAAGTGATTTTTGCAAGACGCTCTGACGCCTGTTCCGATTCTTTTGATGGCCTGAATTTTTCATTTGCAAATCGCAATTCATCGCGGTTATATCGTCCAACTTGATTGCCCTTTAGGTCAAGCACGCCAACGCGATTTGACCCGATTCCACCAGAGCCAGACATTTGGACGTACTTTCCTTCTGGTGTAAAGTAGTAATCGCCATAGGTTCCAGTGTTCTCCGCTGTTTTTACGGGTTTAGGCGGCGTTGCGGGCTTTATTATTGATCTGAGTTTGTTGGCTGAATAGACAATGGCGTCATAAACACTTTTCTTCCTATCTTCTCCAGCGTACATGCCTTTATGCTTGCCGTAATGGTAAGCCAGTATGTTTCTACCTTCATTTAAAGAGCCTACCAATCCGGCAAAATCCATGCTTGACATGTTTTTGTGTCGGTTTGCTATTTTAGCTAACACAAAAGCCCTTCTAACTTCCTTTGGAAGCGACACAAGGAATTTTGCGTATTGGCGTCTGTCTTTTGGATCGCTTATTTTTTCCGCTTCTTTTGCTCTTCTGTAACGGTCTGCCCTGGCTTCTTCGAGAGTTCTTATAGGTTTAGGTGGCGTTGCCGGCTTATTCTTCTCTTTCATCCGCAAGCCGACCAGCTCGCGATTACCGGCCGCGCTCGCCCTTGCCACGCCATAACCGGGCTTGGATCGAACGGATTGAACCAATGCCCTGGGCTTATCGTAAACCCTGCTTTCTGTCTGTATTGCTCGCCTGTTTTGCCATAAATACTTGGCTTGCTCATCTCGTTTTTGCTTCACGTAATCAACTGATGAGCCTTGCGGAACCATGTTTCGCCGCTGGTATCCTTCTGCAATTGCAGCAGGCTTTCGCAAATCTTTTCTAAGCTGATTATAAGTGTCTCTAAATAAAGGATATTGTTCTTTAGGTATATCATTCAGGTAATGATGTCCAATTGTGCCTGTTTCGGGAAAATACACAATACGGCCTTTTTCAACGCCCTTTACAAAAAATCTGTTAGGGTGCTTTCTCCATTGAGTAATATTGCCGCTTTCCATTGCCGTTTTAATTGCTGGTGGCAACTCAAGAGAATTAACATTGTCAATTAAATTTTTCTCTCGTTCTATTGCTCGTTTTGTTTTCTCAATTCCTGTCATGCTTGATCTTATGCTATCGCTTTGACGCTCCCAGCGGGCCATAGTTGAAGGGCCGTTTCTTTTGTCGTTTAACGGCTGCCCGTTTGCGCTGCGAACATCCGCAAAATGCTCGTCAAACCTTCTATTGAGATCGGCTTCTTTTTTAGTAAGTGACCCCTGCAATATCGCTAGTCTTTTTGATCCTGCATTTTCAGTTGTAGCTGAAACGGTAGGCGCAGCCGGCTTTTGCTGTGCCGCTGTGGCCCCGGCTTGCCTCTCTTTTCGCTGTGCCAGCAGTGTTTTCAATCGCTCTTGCCGGCTCTTTTGCGTAATCAAGCCTTGATCAAATCGCTGTTGCAACCGTCCCTTGAGTGCGGCCGCGCCTTGATCCGAAAGGTTATAGCCCATGCGTGCCCGGTCGTCAGCCTGTTTCGCTGTCCGGTTCATGGCCCGACATTTCGCCAATGTGGCATACGTCTGAGGGTCAAGCGGTTCCTTGCCACGAATCGACAATTGCCAGTTCGACGCGGCCTGAGAACAAGCGGAATTGCCTGTTTTCGATCGGCTGGAAGGCTTTACCGGCTTCTTTGGTGCTGATGCTTTCTTCGGTGCTTTGGCCGCCATCGTCGTTATCTCCCTGCCCGGGCGCGTCGCTGCCTGGCAACTTCCCGCCGCTGTTCTGGTGTCAATTGTTTGAGGTTTCTGGCTTCTTTCTGTCGTTGTTCTTTGTTCACGGCGTTATCCAGCAGCTTCATCGTGCGCCGCTCAAATTCCGGATAAACCTTGTCCAGCTTCTTCCCGCCTGCCACCATGCCGGCATAGCGGTCAAGCGTGCGGGATGTCAGGCCGTAATTTCGTTCAATATCAAACATCTGCAAGGCTTGATCGGCCTGGCGTGCCTGCTCTTGTGAGCTGGTCGTGTCGATCTTGTTTTGGCCGACTTGCTCAATCCGATTCACGTTTCGACTGCGTGAAATCTTGCCGAATAAATTGGCATCACCACGCATCCGGCCCTTGAATCGGTCCGCAAACATGGCCCGAAATTCCGCCAGGTTGACAAACTCCTCATCATCGAAGAGTCCGCCGCCCTGTTTTGCCATCAGCGGAGCCCGCTTCAATTCCTGCCCAAATTCGGCCGTTTTGCCGCTCGTCCAATTGCCCTTTTCTGATCGATTAAAGAGCTGCAATTGATCCTCTGGCCTTAGCCCTGAACGGCCAATGGCAACGGCCCTTGAAAGCGGGGTTGTTTCATCCACCACTTTTCGCCAGATTTGAGGGGCAAGCCCTCGCAATGCCAGCCCTTCAGAAGCGTTTCTCTCTGACAGACTGATCCCGCGTTGCTTCAGTTCTGATTCAATATCAGGGCTCTTTGAGTCTCGGAAGAATCGGCCGGCATCAACGGAAGTTCCACGCCCCTCGGCAATATTCGTTAGTGCGCCCTTCTGGCGTGCCTCGGCTGCGTCCTTAGCTTGGATGTACTGGACATTCAGCGACTTCACGCCCAGCCGTTGGGCAAGCTCGTAGCGGTGGTGCCCGTTGACAACATACGTTTTACCGTTGGCCGGGTCTTTCCAGACCTGGACCACGCCCGCCAGCTCTTTATTCCAGACCTTTGTTTCTTTGAATTGATCCGTAACGCCTACAGGCCCGGAAGTATTCATTTTGTATTGGAAACGCTCAGGATCGGCTTGTATTTCGCTTGTTTTCAGCGTCCGAACGCCTGATTGCGTTTCCGCCCTGGCCTTTTCTTTGGCCTTTACCTGGCTGATCAATCGCTTTGTTTCTGTTAGCCCTGGTTTAGGCTCGCGAACGGGCCTCAGTGCCGCCCGGCCTTTTTCGGTTGGTGCCAGGCGTGCAACGGTCTGTTTTTGTGGCTTGGCTTGTGTGGTGCCGTTACGCTCTGCCCGCTGTTGCAGGCGTTTTTTGAGTTCTTCCGAACGGCTTTTCTTGGTGATAAGGCCCTGGTCAAATCGTTTCTGTAATCGACCTTCAAGAGCCGCCTGGCCTTGCTCTGAGAGCTTGCCGGTTCTGCCCTGGTCAACGGCTTGCTTCTTTTGCCGTGCCATTGCCCGGCATTTGCCCAGCGTCTTGTATGTTTCAGGGTCTAGAGCCGCTTTCCCTCTGATTGCCAATTGCCAGTTACTCGCAGCGCGTGAACAAGCATCATTCCCGGTTTTTGAACGGGTTGACGGCTTTTTCGGTGCTGTAGGCTTGCCCGGCTTTTTGGCTTGTGCAATCGGTGGCATCTGTCGGCCCTTGTCTCAGATCAATATTTCTTGTCGCAAGTGCAGCCCTTTTTGCTGCCTTTGCTTGCAGGCTTTGAGCTCGCTTTTGGTGTCATCTTGGTTGTTTTGGGCGATGCTTTCTTTGCCATTTGTCAATTCCTCACGCATACATTGAGATTGATAGGAATGTCATAGTCCTGATTCGTTGTCAGGCTTTTGACCTTTACTGTCGCAGCCGATAAGGCGCTATTGGCCATTGACCGAAATTCAGCGGCCTTTTTTCGATAGGTCGATGAATCTTCCTTGAAGCTCACCTGGGCCATACAAATCAGGTGGCAAGCATAGAGAGCGCAGGCCCTTCTCAGTGCCGGCGTCAATTGAATTCCTTTTCCTGATTCAACCGACGTTTTCAGCCAGTCGGGCGGCTCATCGTGCCTGTAGCCCCAATAGCGGCCATTACCAAGCGAATAGCGGCTGAAGATAAACCGGTCGTGATACGCTCGCATAACGACGTTATCAAGCCATAATCGGGCGGTAATTTGCTGCTCTTCAAAGCCTGTCCGGTCAAATTCGCTCTTACACTGATCAATCCAGGGGGCAACCGTGCGCAAGTCCTCGATAGACGTGTAGGGGCGCTGGCTTACCGGCAAGCAACTTGCCGACTCACCAGGTGCAGGCTTTATCAGGTAGTTGCCCCGGCAAACTTCGTAGGTCAATCCGCCTGAAGTTGCCAAGAGTCGCCATTGGTAAGAACTGGCAGGTATTTCATGGGCGCCGGTGGTGGCAATGGTGATAAGGCCGTTATTAGCATTTGACCAGGCGGCCGTTATGCCCGCGTCGTCAAGTGCTTCAGTCTCATCGCCTCGCCAGACTTCCACGGCTAAAACGTCACCGGCTGACCAGCCTGTTACGGCTGATCCTGCCAGATTGACGATTTGCAGGCTAAAGGCCCGGTAGGCTCTTGCGGAGCCTTCCAGGTCAAGCCGGCTCGTGACGGGTGCATCACTCAGGGGCATTATCAGGCGCCCGGAGTGGTATGGAGAACGCAGTGATCCTTACGAAACACGATTGCATTCCAAAGGGCTGAAACGGTGAAGCTATTGAAAGCGCCGCCCGTGCTGCCCAAATTGGTGTCGTAGTTCGGAACGATCAGAAGCGGAATGCCAAAAACATTGGCATAGCGATAGGCCAGGCCGTTCATCGGTGGTTCAGGGGTTGCGAATTGAGCCACAACCGCCCGGCGATGGAATGCCGCGCTGGTATAGGCAATGCTCGCGCCTGATCCTGACGTAGGGGCCTGAGAATCGAAGATCGGATACATGCCGTTAATCGGCATCAGTGATCCGGTCGTTCGCATCTGCGAGGCGTACTGATCGCCAATGCTGGTAGCCTTGGTGTAATCAGCATCATCCAGCATCTTTCCATAGATGTAAGGATGAGTGATCAGAAAGACGTTGCCGGTGTCCGTCACCGGTATCTTTCGGGTCGCCAGGGTTGACCAAAGGGCTGTAGCGTCTGCATGGCTCAAGGCGTCGGCTGTTGCGCCGGTGCCTGTGCCTGGGATGTTGCCCGTGGTGTTGAAATTAGTCGTAGTAAACAATCCGGCCAAAATTCCGTTAATGTGTTCAAGAAACTGCGTAATGACGATTGAAAACGACTCGTCAAGAAGGCCAGGCGAATCAGCCAGCCGGCTTGCTTCGTATGTCCCAATCTTAAACGTCTTGGTAGGCGTTTTCGTCAATTGGATATTTGTGGGTGTGGTTGATAGGTTGGCTGTGGTAATGGTCGATGATTGGTGGTCAACCACATCGCCATCAACCGCCAATTGATTCAGCTTTACAACATCGTTCACCTGTTTGAATTCAGGTGGAACAGGATTGATTGTGACCGCTGAAAGAAACGCCGCGTGAGGCTTCAGATAGGCCGTCAGATCGGTAAACCGATAAGCGACCGTGTTCATAAGATTTGAAAGATCATTTGGCATCGTCAATTACCCTTTGTTGGTCGAAAATTCATGACCGCGGCCGGGTCTGACCAGTCAACCGTTTTGGCTGGATTCGGCTGCGATAAGCTTTCTGGTGCGGAACCTCCGCCGACTGCCTGAGCGCCAAAAGCCCTTAGCGAAGGGGTAGGTGCTACAGATTCAGCCTGTGGGCGAACTTCGCCATCGCCGGCTTTAACAGGTTGCTCGCCTGCCTGGGCGCCGGCCGCCTCAAAAAACAGATAAGGCTTCGTGGAATGCGCTTTCCCGATTGCCTCCTGTATCACTTCAGGCGTCAAATCTTCGAGATCATCAAGGCTGGTTCCTGCCGCGCCTAAAATCTCTGCTATTGAAACGCCCTGCTGTAAATTCATGCCTTCCGGAAGTGCTGCATAAATCGCATCTTCCACGTAAATCTGCTTTAATTCGCCGCGTAGCATGGCGTTTTCTTGCGCCAGCTCGTTTTCATCCGTAAACCGCTGGAATTGTTCGGTCTGCTGCTCCATGATCGTGACGGCCTCATCACGTTCCTGGATCAGTCTTTCTTGTGTCGATTGCAATTCGTTGAACTTATTTTGCAGCTCTGCCAGCTCGCCTTTTCGGCGCTGGAGTTGCCTGAGAACCTTTTCAAATTCTGATCGGCTTACAGTGTCGCTCATGCGATTCTTTCCGGGTAAAACACCATTGTCAGCGTCGGGAACGTCCCGGCTGTTCGATGGTTCAGGTTGTTCTGTCATTTATTTTTGTAAAACGGGTGGTATCGCTTGCGGGTCAACTTCTGCCGCAAAAACACCGTAAGCATCAAAGCCAGAGCCTCGGATGTTTCTTTCACCGATCCAGCAGTAGCCTTGATTTCCCCACTGTTCACCCCAACTGTTTCTCATGCCGATCAGCCAGCCGGATTTGCTTTTCTTCATCGCAAATCCGCCTGATACGGCGTGATTGTGCCAGCCGGCCCGGTTCATGGGCACGCCTTCAGCATCCAGTGAATTAAAACCGCTGTTTACCGGCACGCTGAAATTGAACGGGATTCGTAGCTGACAGGCCACGCAGAGATCGTTAAAGTTTTGCAGCCTGTAGCCGATTTCAATTTTAAACCGCTTGGCATTTTCGCGGGCATTTTCATTGATTCGACGGGGGTTAATTGTGCCGTGTGAAACTAACGCATCGTCACAAGTGCCGCTCTTTTGCAAGAGTGTTAAAGCCTCTGCAATTGAACTGCCCCGGTCGATACCACCACACAGATCAGCATAAACCAGCCAGGCCGATAAGGGCACATAGCCAAGACCTGCGATATAGCGGGCATCTTCCAGGCTGGAAGCGGCTGCATGACCATTACAGGCCCCGTAAGAGCCCTGATTTTTGATTGAGACCTTGTAATCGGGGTTTGATCGATAGTCGAACTCTTGCCATTTATGTTCAGGCACATCGGGCAACACGCCACGAACCGGCAGGATCAGACTGACGGGCGGCTCTTGGTTGCCAAGTAGAACTGTTTGGCCGTCTGGCAGTTCCCAAGGCTCTAAACCGGCTGGATTGTCGCTCATTTCAGCCCCGCTGCGATCAGTTTGAGTTCTTCAATCGACGTTACTTTCTTGACCTGCACCAGCTTGCCGCTTTTGTCTTGCAAAATCACTGTCGGCAATCCGGCTGAGGTAACGTCTGACCGAAAATTCAGAAGGTCGATGTCCCTTTCCGTGTCGGCATACGTTCGGAACTGTACCCCTGCATCTTTGAGCAGGCCGCGTATTACGCTGTTTGTGCGCCATTGGGCCTGTTCCGGGTCTGATGGATCAACGATCAATGAGAACCAAGCCGCTTTAACCGCTGGTTTTGTTTCATCGTCTGTCGGTTTCGGTGGTGGAATGGGGGCAGGTGTCGGGCCTGCATCACCCAAAACCACCACCTGACCTGTCTGTTTACCGACAAAAAACGTGTATCCGTGATGGCTGAATACCACCCGTTCTTC